GCATAAGGACCAGAAGAGTGTTCTGGTCCTAGTTTACCCTAATTAGCTAACAGTGCGACCAATTAAGTAGCTATCGATATCTTCGTAGCCAGGAGCTTCATCAGGTTGGATGTAGCATATTTCAACTACAAAGTAACCTGCACGACCAGCAAGTGAATCACCACTGGAGATGTAGAAACCACCAGAAGTAGCTGTACTGTTAGCTGTCTCTTTTGCAAACACCTTCATGGTGGTGGATGCAGTGGCAGCGTAATTAACATTACCTGCTGTTACACCTGCTGCACCGGAAGCAATGAGGAATGGGTTGGTACCATAACCTGCAACACCTGCAGTGAAGAAGATTTCACCAGCTTGTGTGCCAGAGGTAGTAGAGGTGAGGTTAGCTTGGATAACACCTTCGCCAACACCAGAAGCAGCTACTGGGCTACCAGCGTTACTGCGACCAAATGATAGTACGTTACCTGTTGCGGCATAGATGCCAGAAGCAACGCGACCATCACCCCAACCAGAAGCTACGGAAACCGCAGTGCGATATACGTAAGCAGGTAGGGTAGATGAACCAGAGATCACCATACCAGTGATGTTGGTACGTGTGTCGTCATTCTGATAAGGAGAAGGAACGATCACATCAGCGGAAGCTACTGCACCAGCACCAGATGTTGCGGTTACAGCGACATAACCACGTTGTTGAAAATAACGATAACCGGGGAGAGCCAATACGGAAGTAGGGCCACCTTTAGTTGCGTCATTAGAGCCGTTGTCGTTGGTATCAATGTTTTTGTACCAACCGTTCAGGGGTTCTGCCCAGTTGCCTGGGTAGATTTTCTTAGCGGACAAATAAGTCATTTATTTTTTCCTTGGAGATTATTACAGTGATTATGTTTAAACAGTGCCGTCATCGGAGACGTAGCTGAATGCGGTAGTAACGAAGTCCTTGTTCAAGGCTTCAAAACCAGCATACAGTTGCCAAATCAAGATGATGAAACGACTGAAGTCATCGTTGTTGTTGATGAGTACTTGAGCGTTAGGACCGCCAATACCAACACCAATTGCTTGAGGACCAAAGAAGTAACCTTGTGCAACTTCTTGAGAAGCGTAGGTACCAGATACACCGTTAAAGGCTGTGGTAACGTTCTTGGTTGGGAAGTTAGTTGACTCATAGAACTTCACACCTTCAAACTGAACGCCAGTAGGCATTACAGGTTCACCAGCCAAGAAGTAAGCTTGACCAGCTTGAGGACCCATGAAGAAGCTGGCGTTGTTAGGCATCATGGGGTTAGCCATGTACATGCCTTGACCGGGGTTACCGGCATAACGTGCGATCTCACGGAAGTCAGGGTCACGACGCAAGTGCATCATGAATGTAGGGTCGCAAATGCAACGATACAAACCATCAGCAAAACTTGGTACGTTACGCTTACGTAAATCTTTAACTACGGTCAACAGGTCAGTAGACACATGGAACTGTTGAAGATCAGCTGTGTATTCAGCTGACTCATAAGAAATACGGCCAGAGGAATCTTTGGTTTTGTTACCAGCGAAGTAGTAACCACCTTGGGTTCCAGAAGCTTTACCATTAGCTTCAGTTTTAGCTAGTTCGTCAAGGAAGACGCGATCGCGCCAACGACGATAGTCATCTAGCAGTGTGAGGCTACCGATAGATTGGTGGAACATATTCAAGTTACCTGTGTCCAGCAACATGCGCTGAGCGGTAACTAGAGTTTCACGAGCAATCTTAAAGGTTGAAGGTTGGGTAGGATCACCAGGGTCCGCAGGACCGGTGTACTCCTTAAGCACCACAAGGACTTTCTCCTTGGTGATGTTACGGCTGTTAGCGGTACCAATGGTTTGGTCGGCAATACGCTCGCGGCTATCCTTAGTACCAGGGGTTCCCCAGAACTTGTAGCGGTCGAGTTGTACAGTTTGACCAGGTTGACGTGTGAAGTCGTGGACGACCACGGGCTCAACAGCCATTTCCGCAATATAAGCAGGGTGGGGACGGTAAAGTTCCGCACCTAAAATCTTCGGAAAATCGTTATCAATGAACACTTTGTTTTATCCTCCAGTTCTCGGGGAATGTTTTTACAGGGTGAAAGATTCAGACATTATATGTCTTATCTAACATGATTTTAACAGCTTGTAATTTATTCATTACAAGCTGATGTATTACTCCATTACAAACAGTTTGTTTGCAACAGTTTGAGGTTGTGCTTGATTCAAAATGCGCCAAGCATTTTGTGGATCACGTGTCATTGTGTCGTTAAATTCACCCCAGAAATTACCAGGGGCTTGAGGAGCAGCAGCAGAAGGAGGTGCAGGGAACTGACCTACTTGTGCATAACCAGCAGGCTGAGTGGGATAACCACGAGTAGCTAGTTGCTGTTCATTTTCGTACACAGGATAAGGACCTTCAGGACCGAAGAACTTAAGTGTGTAGTCGCTGAGTACATCAGGGTTAGTCAGAATCTCGTTATAAGCGAGGTTCTCCTGGTGCTCATTAACGGCAAAGTTGGCGTAACCGGTAATGCAGTTAGCTGCGCGGTTTCCCCATGCGACGGCGCTGTCCACCATTGCTTCCAGGTTTAGCGCGTAGTTGTTCAGGACTGCTGGCGCTTCCACTCCGAACACGTCCAGAACCTGACGAGTCTCGTTGCTCAGATTGTAATAATCTGCTATCGCCGTATTTACTTCCTGGTGCGCCTGCTCCCCCGAGTATCCCGTCAAGTAGGTTTGGGAATAACTGGGCGAGTAAGCCTGGTTGGCTTGCCAAGTCTGCGGATCCAATTGTTGCGTAGCTTGGCTGTACGGAATTCCGTAATTGGCCGGGGTATACTGAGGTGCCGCTTGAGAGGGTTGACCCTGGAACGGGGATTGGACTGGTGCGCTCAGTAGCCCCACTACCTTGTTGAACGCCGACTCCCATGGGTTGCCCTGAGGTGCCGCCGGTTGGGATTGGGGGGCGTATTGAGTAGGGCTTGATTGGTAACTGGGGTTCGCCTGAGGTACCGCTTGGGGGTAACTCGTACCCACTTGATAAGCCTGAGGTGCTGCCTGGTAGCTGACCGGAGCTGCTTGTGGTGCTGCCACCACGTAGTTGCTCGGAGCGACGGCTGCTGGTACTTGGCTCATCTGTGGGATCGATTGGACGGTAGCGTCCTGCATAACTCATCTCCTTTTGTAATGCTTCTAAGGTGCGATACAGATAAGGTGTAAGGTCAAGACGTGGGTCCGCAGCCATCGGTAAATCTGGTGACTGCGGGTGAGGGGTCTGCATCATGCCCCCCACTAATTTTGCAAAAGCTGAGTAAGCACCTTGCAATTCGTTGACCATCCTGAACGGGAACCCCGATAACATCGCGGCCCGCTCCTCATCCGTTTTTGACGGGAAGAGGTACTTCAGTGCTTCAATACTATCAACACCTAATTCTTGGAGGTTACGTACCACGATAGAATTATTTAAAATATCTTGTGTAGAGTCTTCGTAAACAGGACCTAACCAACGCCAAAGCATGGTCAGATCCCCGTCTGGTATTAGGCCAATTACTCCTGTAGGTATATGTTGAGTCTCCACACATGCCTTCATTATTTGTTTAATCTTTTCTTCAAATCCTTTTAAACCTTCTTCGTATAAATCAATTTCTTCCTTAGATGCGTTCTCTGTTGGCTCAACTGGTTTTTCAATTCCTGTGGCAGCAGCTAAGGTATCACGGAATAAACGCTCTTCTTGATAAATGATTAACTCTAAACACCTACAAATGCCATATGTATAAATAGCATTTGCTTTTTTCTTAGATGTTGCTGATACACGACCGAATAATGACTTATATTCTGTTGCTGTGATGCCAGCGGAGATAGAAAGGTCGTCTACACCCCCTAAAGCTGTTCGTATTTCTTCTCGATACTGACGTGCAAAGTTATTTTGGTCCCCAGTGATAGCATCTGGGACAATATAGCCAACACGGTCGTTAGGTTCCAGGTTGGCAATCACCCTAGGTACCCTAATTTGCCCATCCATACCCCTAGAGAGTGGATCAGACTTAAATCTCGACTGACTTAAGGCC